GCCAGATGTGCTGAATACTGAATTATAATCAGCATTTAAAACAAAATCAGGTGGTTGAGAAACTGATAAAGTTACAAAAAATATTTGACTGTCTTTTGTTTCATTACCAGCAGTATCATAAGCTTTGATTAGATAAGTAAACGTACCAGCAACAGTTTCAAATATTACGCTAAATCTCGAATCAGTTATTGTTTCACCAGCACCTTTTCCTATAGGTGATGAAGTACTCCAAACTTGGCTTGATGCACCACTGCCAGTATGTTTTCTTATCTCATAATGATCTATTTTTAATTGGTTTGTTGCGTTTACAGTTGGTTCACCCCAACGTAAAAGAACATTATTATCAATTACTTCTGATGTACCTGAAGCTGGTACTGTGCCTGGTCTAAATATTTCAACTTCTATCTTTAAAGCTGTTCCTTCATTATTTAATAAATCTCTTGGAATTATATAGTAATACTTAGAAATGCTGTCATTTTGTCCTGTAACTTTCCAACTAACCTCCTCCTTAAATGATTCAGTATCTTGAATAACTGTTAGTTCTGTATTTCCAGTGGTAATGCCAGCAAAGGTAGCAGAACTACTTCTAATAATTTTAAAATCTTTTAAATCTAAATTGTTATTTGAGTTAACAACAGGTGGTGTCCAAGATGAAGTGACAAATCCTAAACCACCTTCACTACCTAAAACAAAAGAACCACTTGAAGGTGCTGATAAATTTTGTCTTGTAATTGTAAAATTGCTACCCGTACCAATAAATAATGCCTGTGCTGCTGTATCACCTACTGAATTAATGTAAGCTGCACTTAGAGCCTTAATCTGTATAGTTTTTGTCGTAAAGTTTGCTTTTAATCTAAATTCTCTACTATCTGCCTCACCAATAAGAGTAGAACCTTCAAAAATTCCATATCTTATCGTAGGTAATGAACCATTGACCTCGTTCCACTTAACAATGGCAAAATCAAGTTCAAAACTAAATGAAGGAGTTGGTGCTGATGCCACAGATATAGATATAGTTCTTGTCGCTTGATTTGTTGAAGCCCTACCATCTGTAGGAAAAGCTGGATCTGCATATACAGCAGCTACTTGATAGCTTGCCTGTGCTGTACCGCTTGCATTTGGAAAGTTTGTGTCATTAACTAATAAAGTAAATTCTGTGCCTTTTATCTGTGCAATACTTGACGTTCCATTATTCCTAAAAATTCTGTAACCAATAACAGGAGGTTGTAATGCACCAGCACTTGCAGCTTCCGTCCATTTTAAGACAACAGAATCAGTTGTAAAACTATGAATTAAGTTAGTTGGTGCTAATGGCTCTGGAATTGTGACTGTTACATTACTGCTTGCACCTTCATTACCTGCTATATCTACTGCTCTAATAGTAAAAGTACGACTAGAACCTGTCCAAGCTCCTGGTGTTTGAAACTCTGTGCTGTCTGCAAATATTGTTTTTGATCCACTGTCTGTAAATGTAATTTTATAATTTTTTATTTTAAAAGTGCTTGTTGCTGGTGCACCCCATCTTATTTTTATAAATCCATTCTCTGCTGTTGTAACAGGATTTTGAATAGCAGATGGATTATTTATAGTTACTGTTGTTGATGTTGCATTTGTAGAAAAATTACCTGATGTGTCATAAGCTTTCACCATAAAGGTTGAATCGGCTTTTACAAATTCAACTGGTAAAAATAGATTTGTTGCCTGTACTCTTATCCCAGAACTAGCTGCACCTGTTTCTGGATGTGTACCACTTGAAAAAGTACTTCCTTTTCTAATTTCATACCCCGCTATATCTAAATCAGCAAAATTAGGGGCTGTAGCCACTATTGGAACCCAATTCAATCCCACTCCATCATTAGGATCAATTGTTGAAGTTAGACTACCAACATCACTAGGAGGTGCAGATTTTCCAACAACTGTTTGACTTGCCGTAACAGGAACAGCAGAAAGTAAACCACCAGCATTAATACTCTGTACTTCAAAATCATAAACACTACCAGCATCTACATTTCTAAGTTCAAACTCATTCCGTCTTACTATTACATCGACAGGATTATCTTGTGACGCATTACTTGGAAAATTATTGTTAGCTGATGTATTAGCTCCTTTTGTATAAACTACTTTATATTTAACAGCACCATTAACAGTAGGCCAAGTAACTCTTAACTGTACTCTTATATTTCCATCGTTAGTAGCAAAGGAACTACTGTTTGGAACGTGTTTATATAAAGATTCTCTGATGGTCAAGGCAGATGGTGAACTTACTTTTTCATCAAAATTCGTTATATCCTTCGCCACTACATCCGTTCCAGCTTCAATAGTGTTGTATAAACTGCTGTTATAAGTTACTGCTGTAATCGTATATTGTAGATTTTCTGCTTGTTGAATAGAGATGATTCGCCATGTAGAAGGTGCAACACTCGTTTTTTCGTATAACCAAACACTGTTCACATTTGGTGCTGATGTAAAAGCAGAAGAGACAGTTATAACACTTCCTGAGATACCACTGACATCTTTTGTCTCCATACTTCCATTACCCAAAATAATAGATAACTTATCACCAGAAGAAAAACTTATTCCAGATATACTGTCTACTGTAATCTGTGTTGTGGACGCTGCTGTTATACGCCCTGCAAGCCTTGTACCACTTCTAACTGGATCTGATATTGAAATTATCATGCCAGGTTTGACAATCACACCTGCATCACTTGTCGTGGTGAATGTACAAGTTTCTGTTAAAAAGTTTTCTGAAAAATATATAAAACGTGCGAAACGTGAAGCCTGACCACCTGATGTACAACCAAAAGCATCTATCTGCTTTTTATTAAGACCATATTTAGTTACAAAAGGATCTGTATCTAAATCACTTGCTAATGGATGCTGTACATAATCTATTTGCTGTGTGACGTTGTTAAAAAATCTAACCACAACACAATTTGATCTTGTTTTAACATCAGATCCTTCATAACTGAAACCTTCCTGTGTAACATTACTTCTATTAAATAAGTAGACAGGATCGGCTGGTCTGTCTTGTGTAATTTTTATTTTGCCTTCACTAAAATAAACAGCACCTCTAAATACAGAAGCAACCTTGTTTAATAATTTAAAAGCATCTTCCTGTCTATTAATTACACCATTAAAACTAAATCTTGGTTCAGTATTACCTTTCGTAACTGTTACATTTCCACTTGTTGATTGAGAATCTGAAGCTTGTATTTCTATAACAGTTTTATTTTGTTTTACTTTTCTTATTCTTCCTGTCTTATCAGTCGCATTACCAGAGGTATAATCACAAGTCACAAGATCATTTTTCTGTAACCCAGAATTAGTTGCAAAAGTTATAACAACTTTAGTTCCTGTTTGAACATAAGTTCCACTTATGCTTGCAGCATTTATTCTTCTATCACTGACAAGAGTATTTGCATATTTAGATGCTTCTACAAAAGAAAATAAATCAATATTTTGTGCGTTTCCATTAAATGAAACTTTCTCTGACGGTGTAAGAATCTGATCTCCAAAGCCATATCTTTTTGAAGTTAAAATATCATATAAAATAAAAACAGGACAGGCACAAAACTGTGCTGCTTGCATCGTTCCATTAAATATATATCCTGTTGGATAATTTATTCTACCTGTATTAATATCTACACTTGGCGTACCAGAACCACTTGCACCTGCACCAGGTATTCTTATTTTTATTCCTTTAATTAAATAGGTGCGTTTTGGTACAGAGCTAAAATTTTCTGCATCTACATTTAAACCGACTAATGCTGTATTTGGATAGTTGCGATCTTGTTCTATCACTTTTATTACTGACATGAACCTTATAGAATTTCCCTGTTGAATAATATTTGGATCGTCATGTAAGCCATTGAATTTAAGAACTTTAATATCAATCGTTCTTGCATTTGTATTTGAAGCATCTGGTATATCTATAGTTTTTTCTATTTGATATAAATCATTTGTTCTTCCTTTCACTAAAACACTCATGCCAGGTGGAGTGACAAAAGTACCGCCATCAATACTTCTTGATATCACATACCTAAGTGACAAACCTCTTACATCTCCATTGTTATAAGTAGCAAATAAAGAAGGAATACCAACTATTACCACTACTTGAGATACTCTTGCTGAGTTAGTATCAGTGATAGTTAATGTTCTGGAATCGTTAGCGTTAGTTAAGTCAACACTAGGAAAAGCCGAAACAACACTTCTTACTTTAGAAAATCCCTTTATTGTCGCTTGTGAAGTTGTACCATTTTTAGTTTCTAGATGTAAATCTTCAACATTAAAATTATAATCAGAGCTTGTAGGAGATAAACTGGCGGTTGGTTGTAGCAGTGGAGTGCGATTAAAAAATATATCTTTTTGACCTTCTATACCATAATCTGAAGAACCAAAAGCATGACCATCCTCTAAAGGAGAAGCAAAACCAGCGATCTCACCTTCTGATATCACATCAAGTATTTTTGCAGTAGCTTTACTATTTAAATTATCTTCTGCGTTCTGTGGTGTTCTATTATTACCACCTTTTCCACCGCCTCCTCCAGAACCAGAGATTAATTCTTCTTCAAATATTTCCATTAAACATCTCCTATTTCGACAGATGTACTTACCACTATTGAACCACATATTGCCGTTCCATAAACCAAAGGTATTGCAAGTCCAGGCATACTTACATTTAAAGGAGAACTAAAGGCAGAAGATTCAGGAGTTTGCTCTGCCTCAGGTATTGGTGGAGTAGGAGTTAAAAGATTAGCAACACCTTGAATAACTAGACTTGCACCTAAATTAAATAAGATACCTGATCCAGCAGCAAATTTACCACCACCTAAAAAGCCTGCAAATGCTTTGCCTCCTATGCCGATTGGTGTAAAAGCAAGTCCTATTAAAGCAGCACCAGCTATTATTCTTCCAAATTTACCACTTCCCTCTACCACTGGTATAAAACTTATACTTGCATCTCCTATCGGATATAATAATTCGTCCTCTCCCACATCATCTTTATCAAGTAGAACATGATAATTATTTTGTACAATCTGTGACTCTAATGTAGGCCAATTACAAGTAAGAAAACTAACAGCTTCTCTTACATTATTAACATGAGCCTCCACTTCCTTAAGTCCTGTATATTCTCTCAGATGTCCATATAGTTTTATCTTACGCAACATATCTTATTCTCCTGCCAGTACACTTTTGCAACCATTCACCATAAGGTTCTCTGCCTGACAGTCTTCCTTGTATGTGATGTAATACTTCTCCATCAATGAATACAGCGATATGATTAAGACCATTACCATAAATACTAAGCAATAAACAATCATTTGTCTGTAGCTGTTCGTTATATTTTAACTCACGAAAACCAGTTGCCTCGAAACAATCTTCAAACATTGGTTTTTTGATAAAATCATCTTCGTTAGCAGGTCTTACCCAATCTCTTAGTGTAATTCCCTGTTCTTTAAAATAATCTCTGACAAGACTCCAGCAATCATACACTCCAAAGACATAAGGTCTACCAATTAAACTATTTTTATAACCAACTGGTTCATAACTTTGCCATTCCTTACTAATAGGATTGACGATGTAATATTTTAAACCTTGTTTTTCAGAAGAATACTTATCAGCATCAGATGGTGTTGCATCGCAGTTTACATGACTATGAAATACTGCAACAATATCACCTTTATCTTCTGTTTCAGCCCATGATCTTGGGTCGATAGTAAACTGATTTAATTTATCAACTGCAATATTTCTAGCTGGTGCGTATTTCTCTCTGCCTTTAAACATATAAACAAGACCACAGGCTTCATTAGGTGCTTCTTTCTTTGCGTGTTCTAAGGCTTTATCCTGCCATATCATTGA